AGCTGGAATTCCGATGATCCACCAGCCTAGCCTTATCGTTGGTACCATGACCAGTGATGGCAAAGCTCCGCCCAATGTGCCGCGCACTATTGGCACGCAAGCGCAGGCTGATGAGGCTTATGGACCCACGTCTGAAATCGCTCAGATGTTTCGCGCATTCTATGCGAACAACTTCGCGAACGAGGTCTGGGGACTTGGTGTGCCGGAGGGTACTGGTGCCAGCCCTGCAACGGGTACGATCACGATTACTGCGCCACCTACAGAGGCAGGTACGATTGCTCTTTATATTGCGGGGCGCAAGTGTGCCGTCAATATTTCTGCCTCTGACACGATTGATGAAATCGCACAAGCAATTGCCGATGAAATCATGGACAGTGGCGACATGCCAGTTGAAGCCACGGTCGCGGCTGGTGTGGTTACGCTGACGTCAGCGTGGAAATCTGTTTCTGCCAATGATATCCGTATTGATCTTAATTACTATGGGACCATTGGTGGAGAAACGACTCCTGTCGGCCTTGGCATTACACTGCCACCGACACGGTTCTTGACAGGTGCTACGGGCGTGCCGGAGTGGGACGAGGGCCTAACCTCTACGGCTACCGGGAGCTCAACCGGTACTAGTTTGACGCTATCATCAGTGACAGGCAGCATCGTCATTGGCTCTAAAGTGACTGGCGTTGGCGTAACGCCCGGTACGAACATTGTCAGTCAAACTTCCGGTCCACCCGGTGGTGCTGGTGTGTATGTGACGGACACCGCACAAACGTTTACGGCGGTGGCGCTGACCATTACTGCAGGTAATGGACCTATCCCCAACCTTGGTGAAAAAGACTTCGAGTATGTTGCGCTGCCTTACTCGGACAGTACCAGCCTTAACGCCTGGGAAATGGAATATGGATTCGAAGACGTTGGTCGCTGGGGATGGCGTCGGCAACTCTACGGCCATGTGTTTTCTGCTAGGCGTGATACCTACTCTAACCTTATCACGTTCGGCAACACGCGTAACAGTGGGATCACCTCTGTTATGGCTGTGGAAATGACCTCGCCTAGCCCAGTATACGAGTGGGTTGCGGCTTATGTGGCCAAGGCGCAGCGGGCTTTGATCAATGACCCTGCTCGCCCGCTGCAGACGCTGACCTTGAACACCATCAAGCTGGCACCGTTGCAGGATAGGTTCGACACGATTGAAATGAATAGCTTGGCTGGTAATGGCCTAGCTACGCAAAAGGCTGGTAGTGATAATCAACCTATGATCAGTCGTGAAACGACTACCTATCAACTCAACCTTTATGGTTTCCGGGATGACGCGTATGAATTGGTGACAACCCTCGCCACTCTTGCGCGTCTCATTAGAAACCAGCGGCATGCTATCACCAGCAAGTTCCCGCGCGTGAAGTTGGCGGATGATGGCACGCGCTTCGGCCCGGGCCAAGCCATCGTCACTCCGGGTATCATCAAAGGCGAGCTCATTGCAGAGTATGTGCAGGACATGTGGGTCGGCCTTGTGGAGAACCTGCAGGCGTTCAAGGCCAATCTTATTGTTGAGCGCGACCCGAATGATCCGAACCGCGTCAACGTCCTGTACGGGCCTGATTTGATCAATCAGTTGCGTATCTTTGCCGTGCTGGCACAGTTCAGGCTCCAGTACGACCGTGGTATTGATACGCAGATCATCGGACCGAACCCGGCAACGATTGGCATGACTGGTATCATGCCGCCCACGTTCTCGCTGCAGGGTTAAGGTTAACGCCCGCCTCCGGGTGCGGTTTGCGCCGCACCCGGTCTTTCCTTCACTGCACTGAATAGGAGAAACGACGATGGCGATTAGGTTCGCTGGCATCGCGTTCCTGTCTGTGGACGGGAACCAATACCAACTGCGTGGTAACTTCACTGTAAGACCAAGCCCAGTCGAAAGGACGATGATAGCTGGTCAGGATGGAGTACATGGCTATCAGGAGCTTCCGAGAGTACCTTATATAGAAGGTGACCTCTCAACTGTGCCGGGGCTTAACTTTGAAGACTTGCTTACGCAGGTGAATAGCACGGTGATTGCGCAGCTTGCTAATAACAAGCAATACACCTTGCAAGGATCAACCGTCAAAGGTGGCTTTGAGCTCAATACCAGGGATGGCCAAGCGCGCGTCCGTTGGGAGGGTATCAGCTGCCTGGAAATCAACTTGTTCTAATCGCGTGAGGAGGACCAATGGACGACACGACTCAAACTACATTGCCTTTTCGGGAAGGCTTTCAAGAGCAGCCTGCTGCACAGCAATCGCCACGCCAACAAGTTAATGGTCAGTCACAGCGACCGGGACCGATCATTGATGTTGAGCCGACACCGATTGAAACTGCGCCTCCACCTGCCCCGGTAGAAACATGGCCTGTCAAGGTTAAACTGCTCCATAGGAAGATACGTAATAATAATGGGCAGGAAATAAGTGAGCTAGTATTCCGCGAGCCAACTGGTGGGGACATCAACCGCTGCGGCAATCCTTGCCGTATCAATCAAGATGGTGACGTTGTTATTGATGAGCGTAAAATGTCACTCATCATGGCAAACCTTAGTGGTGTACTTTCACCACTGCTTGACCAAATGGATCCGCGTGATTGGAATAGCGCAGCTTACAGGCTGCGAAGTTTTTTCTTGCCCGAACTGGCGGCGTGGTAATATCCGAGGAGAACTTAATCCTTGACTGTTACCGTTTAGCTCGCTGGTATCATCAATCTCCAGAAGTTTTCTTGGCCATGCCGTTGGGTGAGATACACTTGCATATGTATCGCACTATACAGTTGACCAAGATTATGCAGCAAGAGGCTGAAGCTGCTGAGGAGGAAGCAAATTAGCCGTGCCTTCAGAATATGAAGAACTAAAAATTGGCGTTACCTTTGCTGACGATGCGTCGGACAAGGTAAAGCGGTTGAACCAAGAAATGGCTCGCTTTAGCAGCGAGTCAACAGGTAAGGTTACTCGTCAGTTAAAAGACTCTGCAGACATGGCCGCGCGCTTCGGGCGCGAGCTACGCGGTGTGGCAGAAGGGTTTGGGCTGATCAATAAGATACCCATTTTGGGGATAACTACTGCAGGCGGGATTGCTGGCGTAGCTACAGCTATCATCAAGACAAACCAAGCGCTTGGTGAATTCTCTCGTGATATGATACGGCTGCGGGACGTAAGTCGCGCGGCTGGCCTGTTGCCTGACCAGTTCAAGAACATTACTGACCAATTGCAGCGTATGGGTTACACGGGTGAAGAGGCTGAGCGTGAAGTGCTTGGCTTTTTCCGTACGCTGGAAGAAGCGGGCAGGGAAGGTACTGCAGAATTTCAACGCATATGGCGTGAGTCTTTCAATCCAGAGACTACCCTTGCTCGCATAAGGCAGATGCGGCAGATGGTTATGCGTGGCGAGGGTGGCCGTGCCATGGCTACGGCAGCTGAAGAGGCTCGCGCGATTATGCAGCGGGAAGTTGCTGCAGGCCATGGTATGCAAGAGGGGCGCAGGCAGGCAGAGGCTTGGTTGCGCAGCATTGGCCTGAGCATGCGGGCGCTAGGCATCAATGACATCAGTGACTTCCTTGGTGACCCGGGCAAGTGGCAAAGGCGTATTGAGGCGGCTGAAAGGTTCAATACAGAATATACCAAGCTCAGTCAAACCATTGGTGAGATTGGCGCGGAAATACAGGAAACCTTGCTGCCAGCTTTCCAGGCTTTGAATGAAGCATTAAGTAAGAATGTGTTTGGTAAGTTGATCACCACCACAGATGTGCAAGAGTTTCGTAAGCTGCTTGCATTGCTCGAGGGTGACTGGACTACCTTTGCCAGCCTATTGCCTGTAGGCAGCAGGTTGCGCAATGCCATCATGGGGAATGACCAGTTTACCGGGACGGAAGTACAAGGGCCACCCAGCCCATGGGGTGACCCACTTTATGATCCAAATAGAGCCACGGAAAATTCACGGCGCGAAGTTGTAGAAGAGCTTGCGCGCAGGCGCGAAGAAAGGCGCAGGCAGTTTGAAGAAAACCGCAAGCGCGCTTATGAAGGGCAGCAAGGCGCGAATGAAGCTAACAAGGATGACACTGATACTACCAGTGATCTAGCTGGCGAGCTTAAGCGTATTAATTCTATTCTATTTGAGGCTAGTGCAGAGGCTACCGCAGCAAAGTTGAAGGCGGTTGCAGGCGGGCACAACGCGCCACAAGGTGGCAGTGCTGGTGAAAGCAACCCGATGCAGTTGTCAGCGGGTGCCAAGCACCCGGGAGGCGGCTCGTCGTGGGAAGCCAAGCCTAGCGGGCCGAAGGCGACCAGCCCTTATTATGACCCGCGCTCTGCGCGGGAGCGT